GAGCCTTGCCACGATATAGGACACCTTCTCACCCTGTGCGGAAAGCGTGCGGTATTCATTAAAAAGGTCGATGTATTGCACATCGTCCAGTCTGATTCCTGCCTTTTGGAAGTAAATCAGCAGTTCCCTGTTCAAATTAAGTATCTCTATCAGTTTCATTCTCAGAAAATTTTAGTACTTTTGCACCGTCTCACTTATCATAGAGCGCGGCGTTGCGCTTAAACATAAAAAAGCCACTCATTGGCGAGCGAGGGTCTACGCCCCCGGTCGTGCCGATGAGTGGTACTTTATGTTCAAATGGTAAGTGAGACGACTATTTAACAGGCCGGGGGCTTTTTTTTAACCCTCCCCCGAAGGGATTGTTCTTAGTCTCGGTATAACTCCAAATTGAAATTATCCTTGCTCTTCCATCCGTCAGCCAGTGTGTCCTGGATATGCTGCATGGCTTTGGTATAGAAGTCCGTCAGTTCTTCGATGGTGCTGAACGTGTGATAGCATGGCACATCGTCTGTTCCGAATTTGAACGTGACCGGCAATGTCTTGCCGTCAGACTGCACTGCAAGGTCGTATGCTGCCTTATAGTTGAACTGGTTCTCGTTTGAGAGCCACACGCTCATGCCGTTCCACACGAAGCCAGAAAGTATGGTCTCGTTCGTGCGGTCGTTGAACCATTCCGACACCATGGTCTTGATGGTATCCTCAGATGGTTTTCCGTTGAACTCAGCCTCCATATAGTCGGCAGATCCATCCTCGTTGTTATGCACGTCCCAGCGGACGCGCCATTTTCCTTTGACGGGGTTGGTGCATTCAAGCAGCTTTACCCCTTGTGCTCCGTTTACTCTGTTCATCATGTGAAAATGTACTTTGTTCTACCTTTGCCGAAGGTTTCCGCCTTGATGGTGGTCTCGAATGGGAAGCCGTCTGGCATTTCACTCACTTGCTGGAGAATGTTTTTCATCTCCTCGCTGTTGGTGAAGAACTTCTTCGGCTCGCCGTTCTGCTCAATGGACACGACACAGCGGTCTTCGCCCTGACTGGTCTTGACTCCGACCTCGAAGTCCTTCACCACGATGGGCAGGTTCACCAACTCTCGGATGCTTACCACCGCACCCGCAAATCGCTTCTTGCCGTCCTCCGGCTTGTAAGCGACATTCAAATCCTTAAATGATTTCATTTCTTTGCCTGTTAATTTATTGAACAACATTATACAGTCGGCGTGTTTTGCCATTCCGTAGAAACTTGCTATCAAGACACGCCTCCTTTTTTTCGATTTGACCTCGTGCATTTTTCGGGCGAACTTCTGCTTGATGCGCTTGCGCAGCAGCACATGGTCGGGATATATGACATACCCCAAGAAGTCAATGCCCTCGTCCACGGGGAACACACGCTCGTTGGCTTTCACCTTCAAGTCGATTTGTTCCAGCTGCTCATGGACAGCATCACGAATCTCCCACAGTTCCGCTTTCGATTTACCGAGTACCACGCCGTCATCACAATAGCGGTAGAAATGACGCACGCCGTACCTGTCCTTCAGATAATGGTCTAAATACACAGACAACAACAGATTGCCCAAGCCCTGCGATGAGCGCAGCCCTATGCTGATACCTTGCGGTATGACGCGGACAAAGTTGTCAAGCATGGCTATGAGCTTCTTGTCTTTGAATACCCGATGCACACTGTACATAACGAAGTCCTGGTTGACACTCTCGTAGAACTTGGAGATGTCGAACTTGTAGCAGAACCTTGTGCCTTCCGGGTCTTCCTGCATATCACGGCGAATGTACTTCATCAAGTCGTGCATTCCCCTGTCCTTGATGCTTGCGGAGGTCGTTCTGATGAACCGCTTCTTCAGATGCTTATCCACCACCGACATGATGGCGTGGACAGCGATGCTGTTCTTCAGTTTCTTGAAGAATTGGATGTGCCGTAGTTTGCCGGCCTCTATAATATCTTTCTCCTCAATGTCCTTTGCGGTCACATGGAACGTGCCGGAAGCAATACGTTCAGAGAGTTCCTTGATGACCTCCTCACGATGCGCGAGCAAGTAACGTCCCTGATGGCTTTTCTTCCGTTTGGTGCCACTGAGGACCTGGTCGAATGATTCCGCCATGTTGGAATACTCGACAATCTCCTCTATGATGTGACCTTCTCTGCGCATAGCATCAGTTGTTGGTTGTTTATACAATGGAAGATATGGGCCTTCCTTTCCCCGGGCCAGACTTCTTCGAACTGTTGCCAGCCTACCAAACCCTATTGCCCGACACGTGATTTTTCAGCTTTCTACTCATTGTAGGTTTGCTGTGGCTTGCCACCCTCGGCACCACATTGGGGACTCGTCCCCATCGTTGTACGCCGATTGATAGTTGGTGAGACGCGAGCCGATGTTCGCATTCGCATTCGAGGCATCGTTACTCGCATTCGCGTACGACACACCGCCATTCGCGTTGGCGTTATTGTAACCGCGATAGACCACACGGCCTATGGGGTAGCTCTACCGGTTGCAAAGTTACTGAATATCTGTGCAAAACATGAATGAATATTACACAATGCACCAAAACAGCATGGCTGTGATGCCACCGAACACCGTGCAGAGCCAGTCTATCCAGTCCCAAGGGCAGCCGTGGAGCTTGTCCTTGAGTTCAAGACAAGAGGCTGCGATGATGGCAGAATAGATGGCTGCCCATGGTGATAAGGCGCACAGACCAACCAATAAACCGCCGATGAGATGCTTGTAGCGGTTGCTTTTCTTCAGAAATGAGATAATTTTGTTCATAACTTTGATGTGTTTTGAAAAATAGTTGTTACCTTTGCGGTGTGTGAATGTCGAAGATACGGCGCGATAACTTCAAGCTTTCCTTTCACACTATAATAGGTGGCTTCGGTCACCTTTTATTTTTTCTAATTCTTCCCTGATTCTCTCTTTTGTTTGTTTTGTGTCGCCAGAGAAGAAATCAGCCGTAATTTTAACAGCTTTGTCGTTGTATATTACATAGCATTCGCTTACAGTACCATTTTCAAAATCCATGTGCCGGTTGTTTATCGCCGATGCCAACTTGATGCTTGGAAGATATTTGAATTTATTTGGGTGCATATCCAAATCAATGACAACTACAGAACAACCTTGTTTGATAGCCTTGTTGAAACCGGAAGCGACACCGTTTGGAGATTCAATACCTTTTCTATCTGCTTTATTGTCGTTGATAAGATATTCGGGGTTCTTCACTCCATTTTCATATACATGCTTTCTTATTTGCATATTCATTTCTGGGAATGATGACAAAAGAGAATGAGCAGCTCGTGTGTTTTCTTTTACTTCTGTTTGATCAGCCTGTACACTGATTTTTAGTCGCTCACCATAGGTTTTGTCAGTTGTGTATTGGCTTGTCTCGTAACATGACCGTAAGCATTTGCACGCTGCACACAATTCATTTTCGGGAATGAATTTCGCCAACTTGATTTTGCCCTTTGCGATGTCGCAGTCCCGGCATCGGCGAATTGTGTAGGGGTTGTAGTCGGGTACGGTCTTGTCTTCCTTTCCTGAATTGAAATGGAAGATACCCTTTGTGTCACGTTGAAGAGCTTCTTCGCCCAGTGCCATTGCCTCATCGTGGGGAGTGGCAGGATATTTGGACTTGCGCACCTGCACTACGGTGCAACGACAGTTCCATCCGTTGGGCGGATAGTATTCCTCCCAGAACGCGTCAGAGGGTGGAAGCGTCACTCCGTTAAGCGCAGCGTGTTCCGGACGCACCTTGCCATCGCCGGCCGTGCGGTACTGAAGGTTGTATCGGTCGCCGTCCTCCGAGAACCGCTCCCATTTGGCAGCCATCTCCGCAGACGACTGCACGAAGTTGTACTCCGCACGGAGGTAGTTGGAGTTGTAGGTCTTGTCTATCTTTCTAACATCATTCAAAAAGGCTTCGAATGTCTTTCTATTGCCGTTAGAATCCAGCAAGGACGGGAACGCCTCGTTCAACTCATGAAAGGTTTTCATGCCCGAGAAGATGTAGTCCGACCGCTGGAGCCGTTTGCGCATGGCGTCGGACATCTCCACCTTTTTGAAAGTGGAGTCCAGCACCCCGGCATGGGCATTGATGAACTTCTGGATTTTCGGCTCTGCCAGCACCTCGATGCGGAATTGCGAACCCTCCAACGAGTAGAGCGTGTGCATCATGCCGTCGAACAGTTCGGAGAGCTGCTTGCGTATCTCCTCCTCACGCTCCTTTGACAGCGACAAAGTCTGTGGCTCATCGCCTAACAGCCGGGCATAGCGTTGGTGTAGCCCCAGATAATCACTGGGGCTCAATCGAAAAAACCGCCGTGAATGTTCTGCTGCTGTTTCTTCTTGTTCTTGTCGTCCGGCTCGTTGTTGCCCTCGTCGTCATCATCGTCACCGCCAGCAGGGAGCATGGATGTGGCATTACGCCTTTCCCCCACAGGCATGCTGTACTTCTCCGCAAAGTATGTCGGGTCCACCTCGTAGCGGTCTGCAATCATCGTCTCGTATGCCACCTGCTGCTCCGGAGTATAGTCCACCGCATCGTCCCACTCAAAGCGCAGCCCCTTGACAGGGAAGCCGTGCTTCACCATTCGGGGAATAAGCTGGTTGTTCACGATGTCGCGCAGCATGGTGCAGTCGCTCTCCACCAAGTTCTCGAACACCTCCAGATGCGTTTCCGACTGCGAGAGGCTGCTGCCGTCCTCAATGGTCATGGTCTGCCCGATGATGAGCTTTGACAGTTCCGAGTTGGCGCGATCGATGCGTTTGTCATAGACATTGAAGGCATCGCCCTTGCCACTCTCCACAAATTCAATCTCCGTGTCCTGCCCAGCCACCATGTATTGGCTTGCTCCGGCACCCTTGAGCATCTGTTCAAGTCGTCCCATCTCCTTGGGGTCGCGTGAGGTGGTGCGTGCAATACGCATCGGCATACCGAAAATCTCGCCGAAGGAATCCCAGAATGCCAACATGTTTTTCTTCGGAATGGTCTGCGTGGCAGCCTTCAGATACAGACCGAGGTCGTCAGGTCGTCCGGCTTCAATGAGCCAGTCAGAGAATGGGGCTGAGCGGTAGTCGATGCCCGTAGTCCAGTCCTGCCCGAGCTGTTGAATCACACGGCCGTATTCCGGAATAACATGCTTCCGTGGAATGAGCTTCACATCCGTATAGCAAGGACATCCGTCGCCATCGGTGGTGAGGTCGCCAAGTTCGATGAGCGAGTGTCCCCAGAGATTGGCGGCAAGCGCATATTCGAGCATTTGCTTGAACCAAGCCTGGTCGAAATAGTGGTGTGCCTCCTCGTTCTCATTACCCTTTGCATCGACCAGTTTGAAGGACTTCGCCATTACGAACCCTACACGCTGACGCACACAGCCCGATAGGTGAAGGTCAATATCCACATCGCGGTATATGTCGTAGAGGCGTTGGCGGTTCGGGCTGTCCACATTTATAGCCATCTGCCAGGCATTGCGCCAGTCGGCAATGTCCCTGCGTGTAAGCGCATCGGTGGTGCGTTGCAGTTCGATGACCATCTTCTTCACACGCTTGCGGTCCGACGACTTGGCAAGATGCAGGTCGCCGTATGGTGTGCGCAGCACGTTCTGACCGCCACCGAACATACCGCTGAAAAAATTCTTTATATCCATAGCGTTACCAGTTATGTCGTAATTGTTGCTGTGAGCCGAATATGAGCAAATCGCCAGTCGGTGTGCCGTCCTCGTCGGTGGCGAGCGGCAGGTCGGGGATGATTTTCCCGGCTTGCACGCCTTCCAGCCACTTTATGGCACGCTCGTAGCGCTCCTTGCGTATTTCGCTGCCCATCTTTTGGGGCATAGCGGCAATCATGTGATAGAGCGCAATGTCAGCGGCATACATTACCACCAGACGATTGCGGTTTTCGCCTTCAGCCGAGAACACCGCTTCCGTGTCGTATTTTGGTCTGAGGTAGCCGGCAATCTCCTCGCAAGCCTCCAGTTCCGCATTGTCGCGTATCTCCTGCGATGCCTGCGACACGACCTTCAGCGCGTTTTCGCCTATGACCACTCTGTAGTCCTCTTCCGTGATAAACATAATCAGCCTCCTTCCTAATGCGTCACATAAATGGCACGACGCTCGATGTCCGCCACCTTCACACCCTTGCGGAAGCGGTGCTTTGCCACCAGTTCACGGATAGTGCGTTTCGGCACGACTTTCAGCGAGCCGTTCATGTAAATCACGTAATATTTCATGCCAAGCAGCTTTGAGAGCTTGTTGGCCTTCTTGATGGCACGCTTGCACTGCCACCCCCAGATAATGTCCTTTATAACTTGAATCATTGTTACCAAATATTTTTGGCGGTCGGCCTCTTGCCGAACACCGGTTTAAAACTTTCCTGTCTTGTGTTGCGCTGCAGAATCCATATCGCCCCCTCATCAGCATCGGGCGCATCGTCATGCACACGGCTGCCACGCTCCAGAGCCAACGTCTGCTCAATGCCCACCTGCATGTCGGGGTCGTCCTTCTTGCGCTCGTTGTAGAAAACAAAGCCACGCTCCCAAAGCGGACTGACCGCCTCGATGCGCTGAATCTTGTCGGGCTTCTTGCGCTTGTCGGGCATGATGGGCAACTGGTAGCCACGCAGGTTGCCCTCCACGGCGAACTCGTCCAGGATTACGTCCTGCATGAAGTTCGCCTCCATGAAGAACTGCACGGCCACCGTGTCGCGTGTGCGCTCGTAGAGGTCATAGAGCCACCGCACCATCTCGCTGACCGTAGCCTGTCGCACGAAAGCATCGATGAGATGCAGTTCCGAGCCAATCTTTCCCCACAGGCGGCATGCCTTGTAGTCGTTGGAGGTGGTCGATTTGAATGACGGGTCGGTGTAGCACACCAGCATGTCGTACTTTTCGAGCTTGGGCAGACGCTTGTAGCGAAT